ATCGGTTTTTTTGCCGGTAACAGCTCCACGAATCCACTCACCGCTCAATGATTTGCCTTCACGCGGCTTTGAATTGATTGATTTCGCTGAGCAGATCATCCCGGGCGGCTTTATGCCGTGGCAAAAATGGCTGGCTGAACACTCGCTCAAGGTAAAGCCGGATGGCAGGTATCACCATCCCGTGACAGTCGCATCCGTTGCGAGACAAAACGGAAAATCAACATACATGATGGCCAGAATCATGATGGGGCTTTTTCATTGGGATGAATCGTTGCAGGTTTCCACAGCTCACAGATTGGTCACATCGCTGGAGCAATTTCGAGCCATTGTGCAGATCATCGAAGAAAATGCAGATTTGGCCAATCAGGTAAAGCGAATCCGCTGGCAACATGGAGCCGAGGAAATTCAAACGCTTAAAGGCAATCGATTCATCATCAAAGCTGGTGGCTCGGCAGCTCGTGGATTGTCAAAACCAGAAACCATCCACATGGATGAAATTCGAGAGTTGCACGACATGGAAACTTTTGCAGCTATGCGATACACCTTGATGGCTGCCAAAAATCCACAGGTCAATTGTTTCAGCTCGGCCGGTGATTCTCACTCAATGGTGCTCAACCAATTGCGTGAGCGAGGTTTGGCCGCAGCTAGTGGCGCAGCCGATGATGTGGGATATTTTGAGTGGTCAGCACCAACTGATGAGATTTCATTGGAAAATGCAGCTTTCGCAAATCCCGGCCTCAACATAACAATTCACCCGGACAATATCCGAGCCGTTTTCAATGATCCTCCCGATGTTGTAATGACTGAGGTTTTGAATCGATGGGTTCAAACAATTTCCAGCGTTGTGGGAGCCAAAGAGTGGCAAGAGTGTGGCGATGAAACAATTGACCTTGATGAGGACAAGCTCACATGGATGGCGATCGATATTTCACCCGACAGAAAACACGCGGCATTGGTCGCAGCTCAAAAGCTTGGGTCGGAGTCATTTGTCGTAAAGCTGTTGCATACATGGGAAAACACAATCCAGCTTGATGATCGGGCAATTGCCAATGATGCAGCCTCTTATTGCCGAAAGTACCCAATTGAGTATTTGCTTTACTCAAGGCGCACAAGCGGTGCTGTGGCAGCGCGTATGCAGCCAGCCGGTATCCCGATCCATGATATGGACAGCGACTACCCACAAAGTTGTGACGAACTTTTGGGAGCGATCAATAGCCAGAGACTCAAGCACAGAAATCAAGCGTTGCTGACAGAGCAAATTCTTTCGGCTGTGCAATTGAGGCGCGGTGATGGCGGTTGGGTAATTGGTAGGCGTGCCAGCGGCACACCAGTTTGTGCGGCCGTAGCATCAGCATTGGTCACACACTTTGCGACACGCCCAGAAACCGAAATCGACATTTTAGTGGGTTGATGCTTGACATTTTGAGAAAATCGCTCCATGGGATTATTTGATCGAAAGCGCACCATTGAAGCTGTGGCAATTGACCGCGGTGCTGATGTAGCTGCACAAATTGGGCCAGCTCCAACGCTGGATGCATTTTTCCCATTTGGTGGAGCTGATTACATTGTCAGCCGCGAAGAAGCTATGTCTGTGCCAGCTATTGCTCGCGCACGCAATATGATTTGTAATTCAATTGCCACAATTCCTTTGATCACTCGTGACAAGACAACAGGTCAAATTATTGATCAACCGGTTGTGATTTCTGATCCGGACAAGCGAGTACCAGGAGCAGCATCATGGGTATGGGCTTGTGAGGATTTGCTATTCACGGGATTTTCGTATTTTCAAGTCATTGATTTGTTTGCCGATACAGGCCGCGTGCGCCAAATGTGGCGTGTTGCTCCAAATCGTGTCGGTGTTTTCTTAAACTCAATCGGCACTCAAATTGAGTATTACACAGTCGATGGATCGCGCGTGCCAATGTCTGGTGTTGGATCACTTGTTGTGTTTTACGGCAACGATGAAGGTTTATTGAATCGCGCTGGTCGCACAATTCGTGCTGGTGCAGAACTTGAGCGAGCAGCTGCAATGTACGCAAAAGAGCCTGTGCCATCGATGGTTTTGAAATCAAACGGCACAGCATTGCCAGCTGATCGCATTGCAAAACTATTGGATGCATGGGGCGCAGCTCGTAGAAATCGCGGCACAGCGTTTCTCAATGCCGATGTTGAATTGACAACAGTTGGATTTTCTCCAGAGCAAATCGGCCTTAATGCCGCACGCGAAATCATTGCAACAGAATTAGCACGAGCCGTGGGAATTCCGGCCTACTTTATTGATGCGCCGACTGGATCATCCATGACCTATGCAAACGCCCAGACGGCGCGTCAAACTTTGTTGGACTTTTCGCTTTTGCCGCTGATGAACAGCATTGCCAGCCGTTTATCAATGCCGGATTTCACGCCATCAACACAGCGCGTGGAATTTGATTTGAAGGCATACTTGCGCGGATCAGAAAAAGAGCGTGCAGAGATTTACAAGATTTTATTTGACATCGGTGCAATCACCACCGAGGAAATTAGACAAATGGAGGACATGATCTCATGAAGCTGACAACACCAATGCAAATCACGGCAGCTGATTCCGATTCACGCACAATCACCGGTCGCATTGTTGCTTTCAATGAGCACGCAAATGCATCAACGGGCAAGGTTGTTTTTGCTCGTGGATCTATCGTGCCACAGGATGTTTTCTTAAACCTTGAGCACGACAACACACGCAGAATTGGCAAAAGCATTGCCATGAGTGTGAACGACAAAGAAATGACAGCGACTTTCAAAATTGCTAACACCACAGCTGGAACCGATGCGCTAACAGAGGCAATGGAAGGTTTACGCGATGGATTCTCAATTGAGTTGGCTGTGGACAATTACGAAATGCAGAAAGATGGCACTATGAAAGTGCTTAATGGGCAGCTCACAGCTGTCGCTTTGGTTACTGAACCGGCCGTGCGATCTGCACGCGTTTCCGAGGTAGCCGCATCAGAGGATTCTGAAACTGAAACAGTTACAGAGACAACAAACCCAAATGAAGGAGACAAGATGGACAACACTACCGAACCAGTAGCTCCTGCCGTTGAACCGGTAGCAGCTCCAGAAGTCGCACCTGTACAGGCATCACGCCCGGCTTACTACACAGCACCACGCTCACCAATTGTGGACAAGGTTTCATACCTTGAGCACTACCTACGCGCAAGCGTTTTGCATGATGAGGATTCACGCCAGTATGTAAAGGCAGCTGATAACACAACATCAACAGCACCCGGCATGATTCCAACACCACAAAGCACACAAGTGATCAACGCACTTGCAAATGCTGATCGTGGCACAATCGATGGCATTAGCCGTGAAACTTTAGTTGCAGAAGGTATGACCTTTGAATTGCCTCGCGTAACAGCTGTGCCAACAGTTTTGCCAATTAACGAAAATGACGCAATCACAGAATCATCACTATCAGCAACATTTTTGTCAGTCTCAGTACAGCCTTTCAAAGGTCGCGCAATTTCAACAGTAGAGTTGATCGACCGCAGCCGTCCAGAGTACTTAACAGCTTTGCTCCAGAATCTTGAATTTGCTTATGCAAAAGAGACTGATGAGTATGCACTTGCAGCAATGCAAGCGGCTGGTGGCGTAACAGCACAGGCAGCAAATTCAGCAACCGGATTCCTTGGATACACATCACAAGCTGCCGCCGCTGTTTATGGCTCAAGCCTTGGATTTGCTCGCTCATTGATCGTTTCACCAACACAATGGGGAAACATCATGGGATACAACGACAATGGCGCACCTCTTTACAATGCAGCACAGCCTTCAAACGCAGCTGGAAATGTACGCGGAGATTCATTGCGCGGTGTAGTTTCACCGGGTCTGAACCTTTATGTTTCACGCTCATTTGGTAACGCAGGAAGCACAACAGCCGATGGCGATCTGTCAATGGTAGTTGTGAACCCAGATTCTTACACATGGTATGAGTCACCAAGATTTACGCTGAGAAGCAACATAAATTCTGACGGAACCATCGACATTTTGTATTATGGTTATGGCGCACTAGCCGCCAAGGTTCCAAATGGTGCAAGATTCAATAACCTCCCATAAATCACTATCGGTAGCGGTCGCTCCCGAACGCTACTGACACGAAAGGAACCGAGATGCCAGCAATAGTCACAGCCTCACAGCTGAGGTCAATTCTTGGTGTCTCGGTTTCTTTGTATTCCGATGCACAGTTGGATTCATTTATTGATTCAGCTGAACAAACGATTCTGCCTTTACTTACGCAATACCAATCATCGGTGACATTTGCCAATGTGGATAATGCCGTCATTTATTTCACAACTATCCGGCCAAATTATTTCGTGCCGGGGCAATCTGTCATTGTTACCGGGGCCGGAACCTACA